ACGTATGTGTAGCACTGGTTGCGGGTAAGAAATTACACTATCACACATGGAAACCTGAAGAGTACTGTTACCTTGATGATGATGGTACGCTAATGACTGAAGAGGATGAGGTAATAGCAATGGAAGATCCGGCAGGCTATGAGATATATGTTGAGCCTGCCTACTACTGGAATTACCTGAGAGATACAGAGTATGGTGGTGGTAAGCTGTGTGTAACTGACAGACGGTACACAAAAGAACAGGCAGAGGCTGAGTTTACAGCAGGCTTTACAATCATTGGTATAGTTGAAGGGGTATAAGACATGAGCGTAACAACCACAATAACAATCGAGACCTGCGGTATTGAACATGAATATGAGCTGGAGTTTGAGGCATGCTACGAGTACAGCCCAGCAACATGGCACGAACCTGAGCATGAGTACTCCGAGATAGAGAACATCAGAGTTGATGGTGTGCTCGGCTTGGATCATCTTGTACCACTGGATGATGATGAACTAATGCAATTGTTCATGGATGACTGCGAGTTAAACAATGAACCTGAACCTGAGTACGGTGATGGTGACCCATACTACAGAGATGACTGGATAGGGGGAGATTGATATGAGTATTAAACAAGAGCAATACAGGTTCATTGACGTAGACAATACTGGTGACTCTGTCTTAGCAGTACTGCATCACATCAAGACAGGAACCAACATGGAGGTGGTATATCAATCATACTTGCCAAGTGCATGGGATTGGTTTGGAGGAGAGGCACCACAGATAGAGGGTGTGTGTCCCTACAGATTAGCTGAAGACGTTACTGCATACCTAAAAGAGAATGGAGGTAAGTACCTATGAGAATTCTTATACCATTCATCATGCTGTCACTGTTCGCTATGGTTGCACATGCAACAACCCTTATAATTCAGGGAGTATACTAAAATGTGGACAAGTGAGACCGTACGAGAAGTACCGACAGTCACTGACAGACGAGAAGTCAATGACATACTACAGTTCCATACAGATATAAGCCTGCATTATCAGGCAGATAAGATTGAGGATTGTAACCGAGTCATCAATGCTATCATAGATGAGTATGGTCTTTATGATGGGGTGATACTAGTCAATAGCATACCCCGACGGGGCAAAGCGTATCAATTATGGTGGTAAAGGGAGAGACAATGAATAAACGAGAAGCAATACGGGCAGTACTTAATGGGCTGAAGGTGACGCTTGATGGGTGGACAGGTGACCAGTACATTGTGATGTCAGACTCACTAGAGTTCGTGGATGAGTACGGGGATTGGATAGACTTCAATGATTACCCAGAGAAGGGGGGTTGGAAGCTATACAAACCTGCACCTGAGTATGAATGGCAGTGGACTTACAAGTACAAGTCCGTTGATAGGGATGGTAACGAATGTGAGGAGTATTTACTAACTGCCGGTCACTACAGTTCACTAGAACAGATGGGTGTTTGTAAGAACTCAGAAGACAGGCAGAAATTTGAACCAAGCAAGAGGGAGGTACAGGGTGACTGAGTACCTGAAGAAGGATGACTACGTGCAGGTAGGTAAGGGCTTACTGATAGGTGAGAGGGTGAACATTAACCATTGCAAGGAAGGGAGAAGTAACGCTGCACTATATGTAACACGCACAGATGACGCTATACTGGCCTACTGTCATCACTGTGGACTGTCAGGTTCAGAGAAGATTAATAAGGGCAGTACAGGGGCATACAAGAAGCCTGAGCAGGTGTCTAAGGTAACACACCCAACATCATACAACATGAACATAGATACCTGGGCTGGATGGGCAAGACTTATCATCATGAAGGCTGGTCTATCTGACACTGACTTGTTGTTGTCTGGTATAGGTTATAGCTCTGAGCAGGATGTCATAGTTCTACCCATAAGGTATGACTCTACCCTGTTAGGGTATCAGTACAGAACTAACCCAATGAACAGACAAAAGTACATTACTAATTTCTGTGTACGGTCTGTTGATCTTTACCCTAAAGTATGCTATACTCATATAACTTCATGGGGCTTAAGGGCGGAGCCAATCAATAGCCCCCTCACTTTAAAGGAACATCAGGTAAAGGCTTCGCCCAACGAAGACTTATTACCTAGTAATGTATTAGTAATAGTAGAAGATATATTATCTTATACAAAGTTATGTAAGTTATCACTCCGTGATATTAATCTTTCTATTGTATGTTTATTAGGTACATCACTTAAAGCAAAGGATCTTAGTAAGTTATCTTCATTGATAACTAGACAGGATAAGATCATTATCTTTCTTGATGATGATAATCTTCAGGTTAAAAAGAAACAGACAGCATTAAAGGAACAGCTTGCTATATATACAACACATAGCAAGATAGTTATACATCATGCCTCCGGCATAGATCCAAAGGAACATTCACTACTACAACTAGATAAGATAATCAGTACTTGTATTGGTAAGTAGATACAGGTATAAGTACTACTCCCCCTAATAATAAGTAGGTTATAATAATAATGTCAGCAGAAATACTTCACGTATTATCAGATCAAGATCACTATAATAAATACTCAAGGTTAGTAAGCTCAGGTATATCAGGTAATGAAACACTATCAACGATCATCAAGGACATGGGTGTATACTTCCAGTCTCATGATGTCCTTAGTTGGGAAGAGTTCAGTGACTGGTTCACCTTTGTCAGACACCCAGCACTGAAGGAGGAGAGGAGAGAAACATATACTAATGTCTTTGATCACATGAACACTGTGACTGAAGAAGACTTACCCTTGCTTGATGACATACTAGAGTCATTCATCACAAGAGACTATGGCAGGGCACTGCTTGAGCTTGCACATACTATGTCTGATGAGGGGCAGGACAAATCAGCGCAGGTACTGTCATTAACTGATGAGTTTCAGGATAAGGTAGGGTCAGCCAACAAGCTGAGCAATAACCTAGTGTCTACCCCACTCAGTGACATAGTACAGGGTAAGCTGGAGGGTACAGGCCTGAGGTGGAGGATGTCATGCCTTAACCGTAGCGTGGGTAGCCTCAGAAGGGGTAACCTAGTGTTGCTTGGTGCTTACGTAGAGACAGGGAAGACCACTGCGTTATGTAGTGAAGCTACCTACATGGCTGAGCAATTACCCGCAGACAGACCAGTACTATGGTTTAATAATGAGGAGGCAGGTGATCAAGTCAAGTACAGGATCATTCAGTCAAGCCTTGGTTGGATAGACATTAACATGCAGTCCAAGCCAGCGGAGGCAGAAGAGCAGTCATGCTGGGATAAGTTCAGGCTGTACGACAAGGGTGAGATACACAAGTCTGAGGTGATAGCTATGTGTAAGCAGCTTAACCCAGGGTTAGTTATCTTTGATCAGCTACATAAGATAAGAGGCTTTGAGAATGAGGGGCGTGACGACATCAGATTGCAGAAGCTTGCAGCCATGGCCCGTGACGTGTGCAAGGAGTACTGCCCTGTTATAGTGATACATCAGGCTGATGCCACCAGTGTGGGTGTTAAGTATCTTAATAAGAATCAATTCGCAGGTAATAAGGTGACGTTACCAGGTGAGGCTGATGCCATCATCATGATAGGTAAGGAAGAGGTTCCGGGTAACCAACGGTTCATCTCTGTTTCTAAAAATAAACTTGGCGGGTCAGTGCCTGATGAAAGATATGGCAGGTACGAGGTAACTATCAGACCAGAGATAGCACGATACGAGGACGTATACTAATGAAAGAAAAGAAATATTATATTAATGAAGATAGCAGGTGCGTAGCACTAAGAGCCTTTGGTAATGTTACTGAAGGTGACATTGGAGGGTACTTAGAAACAGAAGATAACCTGTCACATGAAGATACATGTTGGGTGTATGGCAGAGCCCAGGTGTATGGCAGAGCCAAGGTGTATGGCGAAGCCATCGTGTATGGCGAAGCCAAGGTGTCTGGCGAAGCCCAGGTGTATGGCAGAGCCAAGGTGTATGGCGAAGCCCAGGTGTATGGCAGAGCCATCATGTATGGTGAAGCCAAGGTGTATGGCGAAGCCCAGGTGTATGGCAGAGCCAAGGTGTATGGCGAAGCCAAGGTGTATGGCGAAGCCCAGGTGTATGGCTGTGCCATCGTGTATGGCGAAGCCAAGGTGTATGGCGAAGCCATCGTGTATGGCGAAGCCAAGGTGTATGGCTGTGCCATCGTGTATGGCGAAGCCAAGGTGTATGGCAGAGCCATCGTGTATGGCGAAGCCATCGTGTATGGCGAAGCCCTCAGTACTAAACAAGTTATCAACTTAATAGGTATGAAATACCCAGTAACTATTACTGATAACCATGTACAGATAGGATGTATTCTTAAGACTAAAGCTGAATGGTTATCCTTAACATACACAGACATCCTTACTCTTGACGGAGCACAGACAGAGTCCACTTGGAAAGTACTTATGCTATTAATACAGGAGACCACTACTAATGAATAGAACTGACCTGAAACAATTTCCGTCACGCTGGTCAAACGGTTTCGACGGCATGAAAGACCCAGTACCTGTACGTAAAGCCATTAACATAGCAGAGGGTGAGCGTAAGCACAGAATAGAAGTGTTGGATGAGGAAAGGCAACTAAGACAGGCAGTGAAGGAGGTATGGGAATGAGTGAACAAGTGCCTAAGATCCATAGGACATGTGCAAACTGTGTCCATGTGCGTATCCCAGTGTGTGCTGCGCCCTGCTGGGATTGTGCAGACAGTAAGGATCTCCCAGACTTTAAGAAGAGGGAAGTAGATGAATAATAATACTTACGTAGTATGTGACCTTGAAACATCAATAGATAATGATGTGATAGGTGACTTTGGTGGTTCTCCCTGGTACTCAGGTAACAGGGTAGTGCAGTCAGGTTGGTTGTGGGATGATGGGAAGATACAGGTCATAGACTATAGGGATGACCCATACACAGTAGTGATACCATACGAGACGCTGTTGATAGGCCATAACTTTAAGTTTGATCTTCAGTATTTATGGAGAGATAAGGGCTTCAGTGATTGGTTCTGGTCTAACGGGGTGAAGGTATGGGACACCATGGTTGCTCAGTATGTACTGACAGGCCAGCAAGATAAGTTTGCTTCCCTTAACTATTGCTCTGGTATCTACGGTGGTACTCAGAAGATTGATAAGGTCAAGGAGATGTGGGAGGCAGGTGTAAGGACTGAGGACATAGACCCTGACCTCTTACGTGAGTACCTAATAGGTGACTTGAAGAATACTGAGATAGTATACAAGGCACAAGTAAAGGAAGCCGAGAGACTGGGGCTTATGCCCTTGATCCTCTCCATGCAGGAAGCTACGCTTTGCGCTGGGCACATGGAGTATAACGGCCTGTGCTTTGACAAAGGTGTTGCGCGTGACGCAATGACTCCACTCAGGGATAGTATAGTAAGTCTTGAGGAGGACATCATCATGGCCCTGCATGCAGATGACCCTACCCTACCATACATACACATGAACGTAGGCTCTGATGCTCAGCTCAGTGCAGCATTGTTCGGTGGTGTACTTAAGACAAGGCAGAGAGACTGCATGTATGATGATGACGGGCAGGTCATACTATATAAGGGAGGTAAGAATGCTGGTAAGCCTAAGACTAAATGGTTCGACATCAAGACTGAGTGTGCTGGTATGGCATCAGTACCTGACAATGCAGAGAAGACTAAGGCAGGTCACTACCAGGTAGGTGAGGACATCATCAAGAAGGTTAAGCATCCTGTCATACCATTGGTACTGGCATACAGGGCAGCCAAGAAGGACTTGTCCACATACTATGTAGGGTACAGCAACATGGCATGGCCTGATGAGCTCAACTCCATGCTTGGTACGATACACCACAAGCTGAACACAGTTGGTACTGAGACAGGCAGACTGTCATCATCAACCCCCAACCTACAGAACGTATCAGGTAAGGGAGCTATCAAGGAATGCTTCGTATCTAGATGGGGGAAGGATGGTTCGATACTGCAGGGTGATTACTCTCAGCTAGAAATTGTCTACCAGGCATGGGTCAGTGGTGATGAGGCAATGATGCAGGACATACGCGAGGGTATAGACTTTCACTGTGTTGAGGAGAACACAGAGATATATACTACTGTTGGCTGGGTTAAAGCGAAGGACATAGACAGGAATATTCATAGAGTATATCACCCAGGTACAGTTGCTGGCTCACTGTCACACAGTAGCCCTCAGGATGTTTGGTCTGCTGCAGGTGCTGAATTAGTGTCTGTTCATGGTGACCTTCATGACGAGCTGGTATCTAAGCAACACAGTATCTATCTTGATGGACGCAGACAACCAGTGTCTGAATTTGTAGGCACTAAGCTAAACCAGACAAGGTTTATGAACTCATGGGGAGGGGCTTGTAACAGTGTATTATCTGACGATCATATACGACTACTGATCTGGGCTATATGTGATGCGCACATGTTCAAGAGATGTGGCACACAGAAGATTAACGGTGTTCGATGGAAGCTATCAAAACCAAGGAAGATAGCAGCGCTAACGGAACTATTGGAACGTATGAAAATACCATACAAGGTCAACGCATGCCCGAAGACGGGGCTTAATAAGCTGCAGCCACAGTTCATCATTGTCTATGGTGAGTGGCAGGACTGGTTGTTTAATAAGATAGGGTTTGCTAAGTCATGGCCTACTCTACTCATGGACTGTGATAAGAGGCAGGCCAGTATTATCTATGACACCCTGGCTATAACGGATGGGTGCATAAAAGATAAACACCTTGTATGGACAACAACAGATCTTGCAGGTGCTAACATTGTATGTGATATGTTTAGAAGGTGTGGTATAGCATGCAAGACTACCAGTTACAAACGTATCAGTAACTTTAACAGCACTAAGGCTACTATAACTATGACTGCATACCCACAGGTATATGATAGGAGGCATGTGAAAGTCACTGACACTGGAGAAACAGGCACTGTTGTTGGTATAACAACACTGACAGGTACATTAATAACAAGGAGGAACGGCAAGGCACAGGTTACAGGTAACTGTAAGAGACTGGCATACAAGACAGGTGAGGAGTATGACTACATAGTAGACATGGTTAAGGTTAAGGAAGACCCAGCCTACGTTAAGGCAAGGAAGGGGATCAAGATGGTATCATTCCAGAAGTCTTACGGTGCTGGTATCAAGAAGGTTAGTGAGACAACAGGCATACCACGCAAGGAAGTGAAGGCTATCTTTGAGGCAGAGGATAGGATGTACAGTGGTGTTGTTACATACAATGAGCTGGTACATGCTGAGGTTATGGCATCGTCCAGGCCTACGGATAAGCATTCGTTCCTCGGGTATCCTATCCGTAGGGGGCAACAGCTTAGTGTTACTGGACGGAGGTATACATTCTGGGAGGATGATGCACCACAATTCATGAGAGATAAGGGGGAGATGGTAAGCTTCAGCCCTACCAAGCTGAAGAATTTTAGTATACAGGGTGGGGCCACTGGTGATATAGTTCCGCTGGCCTTAGGTATGTTGGTACGTAGGTTTAATACTGACCCAATTCTTATTGACAAAGCTTTACTTATCAATACCATACATGACTCAGTTATGGTAGACTGTCATGACTCGGTGAAGGAGTATGCAGGACAGGTGTTGAAGGAAGTGATGGAGGATGTACGGGCAGAGATGAAGAAGCAGTGGGGTTTAGACTTTGATCTCCCACTTAATGTAGATGTAGAGGGAGGAAAATCATGGGGAAGTATGAAGACCATAGCGTGATACACAGAGAGCTAGTAGAGTTAGCAAATGACATGTACGAGACAGTATATCCACGAGCGCAGTCGATAGGCACTAGTTCAAAAGCAATCCTTGCTTATAACTTGGGGTGCATGGAGACAGTAATGAACATGCACCTGTACATAATTAATAGCGCAGCACAGCAGAAGAATAAGCAGGACACACAAGACTTACCATTCTAACAGATAAGATGACAGATATATGAACGGGAGAAGATCAAGGCAAGCACGTAAGGTATGTAAACTCCTAAGGTTGAAGAACCCAGAAGGGGCACATAGTTACAAGAAGTGGAAGAAGATAATTAAACAAGCATACAAAAACATAACATAACAACTAATGAGGAATAAATAACATGGCTATTGAATCAGTTGACGGACAAGAACGAGTACAATGGGGCACATTGGTAATGCAGGACACTGCCACTGCCTGTGAGAAGAAGGATGGTGGTACATACCCAGGTGCAGAAATCCTGTGGAAGTTTCATGGGCAGGGTAAGGCACAGACAACATGTGTGCATGAGAAAGTCTTTGGTAATATCATTGGTGCTAAGGCAGTCATTGAAGGACTTGAGAAGGGTGATGAGTTCTGTATGCTGCAAGTAAAGTCAGGTGACTACTGGAACATCAAGGAGTTTGCTGCAGGCAGAGATACACTTCAGGCTGCTGGTGTTGCTGCCCCTGCTGCTACTGGTAACACTAGTAACTCAGGCTATCGTAGAGGAGAATTTCCAGTGCCACCTACTGACATGGGACATTCTATATGCAGACAGAATGCTTTAGGGCATGCTATCAGTGTGATTAAGATGACTGAATCACATGCTGATAAGTCTGCAAGTGAGGTGGTACAGCTAACCATTAACATTGCAAGAGAGTTCGCTGCCTTCACTACTGGTAACGAGGGGTAACTGCAGCATGGTAAGATTGAAGGGGTATCCTAACTATTCTATAGACTGCTCAGGTAAAGTGTACTCACATACAAGGGACATATACCTGAAGCAATGTCTTAGTAATAAGGGATACCCTGTAGTCTACCTACGTGCTAACGGAGAGTCACATACTCTCCCTGTACACAGACTAGTGGCTCTTACATTCCTGCCAGGAGACAGCACATTGACTGTTAATCATATCAACTGTGATAAGACTGACAACAGGGTGGAGAATCTTGAATGGTTAAGTAGAGGAGATAACAATGCACTTGATAAGCAGAAGGACTACCTATTGTATGACCCTGATGGAGACACAGTACTAGTCAGGAATCTTAGGCAGTTCTGCGCTTCAGTGTCACTCAACTATAAAAGTATGCACAATGCAATGACAAAAGACAGTGAGTACTTAGGGTGGCAATGCTTTAAATACTCCTAAGGTATTAAACAAGGGCTTCTTCGGAAGCCTTTTCTAATTTAGTAAAGGAAATATATTATGGCTACTATTGATGGTGAATTTTCTTGTGGTGAATGCGATAACTTACTGGGTGAGGAGTGTGAGATCACTGGCTTAGAGGTATACGATGATACTTTAGCCTGTGGTGACTTTGAGTTAATTCTAGATGACGTTGATAAGTAAAGGAGAAAGATAATGCTAGCACTAATAGATGGCGATGTTTGTTTATACCAAGTTGGCTTTGCTGTTCAGAAGAAACACTGGATGGTTGGTGATCTGCAGGCAGACACTAAGTCAGAGATGAAAAGACTTGCAGAGCAGCTTGCCACACCGTTAGAGGATGTTAAGGAAGTCATTGAGGTAGACCCTATCTCACATGCACTGCACTCTGTTAAGTCTATGGCTGAGCGTATCATGAATGAGGCAGGATGCTCAGACAAGAGGATCTTCCTGACTGGTTCAGCTAACTTCAGAGTTGATCTATTCCCTGAGTATAAGGCAAATAGAAAGGATACACCCAAGCCTGTACTGTACGAAGAGATACGTCAGTACATGATTGAACACATGGGTGCTGAGGAAATACATGGGCAGGAGGCAGACGATGAACTGGGTATACAACAGTGCGAAGACACAGTTATATGTACTATAGACAAAGACTTACTGATGATTGAGGGACAGCATTACAACTGGCGTAAGCCTGACCAAGGTGTGGTTACAGTGACGAGGGAGGAAGGGTTACATTGGTTCTACCAACAGCTATTGATGGGTGATTCTGTTGATAATATCCCAGGACTTAAGGGTATTGGGCCAAAGAAAGCTGAGAAGATACTGTCTCATCTTATCGGTGCTACCAAGGCAGAGTATGATGAGGAAATACTTGCTCAATACAAGGCCCACCCACACTATAAAGACTTGACTGATCAGTCAACTATTGATACAATTAACTTACATGCAAACCTCCTATTGATACGCACTGAAGAGGATCAAGATCTATGGAAGTTGACAGAGGACACTGGGCACTTGGCCTTACCCCAGACCCAGACAAGTACTTCGGTTTCGTCTACCTTATAGAGAACATCACGACAGGGGAAAGGTACATAGGTAAGAAACAGTACTGCTTCAAGCGTATGGTGAGGCAGGCAGGTAAGAAGAGAAGAAGATCTACCTCATCCCCGTCAGGATGGGAGAGATACACAGGCAGTAGCGCACATGTTAATGCAGCCATTGCTGAACAAGGCATTAAGGCATTCACATTCACTGTACTGTCTCAGCACACAGGCAAGGGAGACCTGAGGTACGCAGAGTTCATGGAGCAAGTGCTTAGAAGAACACTCACGGATAATACTTATTATAACAGACAGTACGAGGCTATCAGGTATATACCTAAGTGTGATCCTGATAACGAGTACCACTACCTCGCTGTCTACAAGGGTGACTAAATGAACAATGAATTAGTATTAGTAGTAGGCGATTGCCATGTCAGTAACAACCAGTCCTTGGATAGATTCAGGTGGTTGGGTAAGCTGATTGCAGAGACAAGACCTGATCATATAGTATTGATTGGTGACTTCCTCACTCTCAATTCCTTGTCAGCATGGGACAGGAACAAGAGAATGAACATGGAGAACAAGAGATACTTCCTTGAGATAGATGCAGGCAGGGAAGCACTGTCCTTACTACAGCATGACATGACCATGCTACGTGCAAGACAGAAGCTTAATAAGAAGAGGTTATACAACCCATCATTAGTATACGTAGAGGGCAACCATGAAGATAGACTCACACGATACCTGGAGACAGACCCTACATTCGATGGCCACGTTTCTGTGCAGAAAGACTTACACTTGGCTGAAGATAACTGGGTGTGGGTGCCTTACAGGTCTTCTCATAGCATACGTGGTATTGACTTTACACACGTTCCTCACAACAAAGCCAAGCCAATCACAGGTATGGACATCAACAAGAAGTGTAGTGACGTCACTATCAACTCCACAGTATATGGACATACACATGAAGCACACTTTTCCAACCATAGAAGGCACGGACAGAACACTAATCAGCACGTTCTGAACTGTGGTTGTTTCTTCCCTGAAGATCAGGACGAGGACTACTGTGACGGGAGGATAAAGAACTACTGGAGAGGTGTCATGTTAATGGACATCTATGATCAGGGTATGTTCGACATCAGCACTGTAAGCATGACCTCATTGGAGAATAACTATGGATGATTCATTGTGGGTACAAGTACCAGACTTCCCTAACTACCTGATACACCCTGACGGACACATCAGACATGTCCTGACAGAGAAGTATATGAAACATAACTCAGCAGATCACAGGGTTCAGTTGATAGCAGGTAACAGGAGAAGAACTGTTAAGCTTCATAGGTTGATGGCGCAGACCTTCAAGGTTGAGGGTGAGGGACGTACAGTAGGGTACAGGGACAGAGACACAAGGAACATAGCTGCCTCCAATCTGTACTGGATGCACAGGCCATACGGAGAGAGACGGGAAGAGGAAGAGACAGATGAGACACGTCTGTTCAATAAGTTTAAAGGTCTTGGGGGAATAATCTAGCATGACAGATAATAATAATAATACAGACAGTAGCACTAACAATGTAGTAGGGATTGATTCACGGTGGGTAACGCCTGACGGTAAGCTAACACCCAATGAATCTATTGTTGATTACCTTAAGGCAATGACATTACTTGCTGAACAGGGTGAGGTACAGTCAATCATTGTGTGTACTGGTGGTATGGATCATATCTATACATCATTCATGGGAGGTATGGCCTTACAGTATCCTCAGCCATGTATAGGTGAGCTTAATCTGGTACTGTCTGACCTGGTAGTAGCTGCTAAGTTTGGGTATGAACACATGTTTGATGATGATGATGAGGGTGACGTGTAATGGGTATTCGATTAACAATGGACTGTCGTACATGCAGACATGTAGACACCAGTAATCTGGTTATGCCATGTTCAGTGTGCACCCCTGAGTCTGTACTGTGGCAGAAGAGAGAGGAAGTAGAAGAGTCAAGGAACTGTGTTACCTGTATGTACCATGACAACGCACTGTTCAAGAATCCGTGTGATGTGTGTGGCCTGGGTTATCCAAGATGGGAGAGTAAGGATAAGGCTGATAAGGTACAGGCCGCTATTGCCAAGGGACTAAGCATGCCTGACCTAGATCATAGTACACAGGTAACGGAACAGAAATTCAAATGGTTCAGTGACGTGTTCAGGGATACACCCAGTACGGAGATGGAGTACTCAGATATTCCCGAGCAGGAAGATTCCTTACCAGAACAGGTAGGAGGGGATCATTATTCCCGTATGGGAATACAGCCAAAGGATTACATACTGAAGAATAAGTTAGGTTATGCTGAAGGTAACGTAGTTAAGTACGTGTCAAGGCATGACAAGAAGAATGGTAAGGAAGATATACTTAAGGCAATACAATACTTAAACTTCATACTTGAGGATCAATACCAGGAGGATGAATCCTAATGCTAGTATCAGGCAGAGGACTTGAAGACTTAATTAAAGAAGGTGTAGTAAGTGCTGACTTAACCAATGTCAATGCTTCATCAATAGACCTGAGGTTAGGTAAGGTCATCGAAGTAGAGAGTAATGAGTGTCAGAATGCAGTACCTGTAGACCTTCAGGGTAAGCAGGGTATAGGCATGACACCTTTCAAGTTACCCTACAACCTATTGCCAGGTCAGTTCTGTCTGGCACATACGGAGGAATGGTTCAACTTACCTGACAGTATCTCATGTCATGTATTCCTGAAGTCATCCCATGCACGGGCAGGTCTTAATCATAGTCTTGCAGGATGGGCTGACCCTGGTTGGTCTGGTCAGTTGACACTTGAGTATAAGAACATCACTCAGTATAACCTACTAAGACTTGAGCCAGGTATGAAGTGTGTTCAGGCAGTGTTCTTTGAGCATACACCAGTACCTAAGTACCTGTCATACTCCACTAAGGGTAGCTACAATGGATCTGAGGGTGTTACTCACCCCAGTGGTACTCAGATATGAATGATGAAGATAAGTACATGCTGACTATGCTGTTGATCTGGGGATTAGTACTGTACATCATGCTGCACTAATGGTCTCTACTAGAGCCATCTAAGTTTCTTACCACCAAACAGGAAGGTTGTCCATCTCCAGGTCACAGACCTAATGCGATGACCTTCCTCTAATAATATATCACTCAGTATTGCTGAGGCCTGCCAATTGGTACACTCCGTACCGTCATCAAACCTACCAACATCACATAACCAGTCGTGTACCCACCAAGAGGTACTATCTTTTATATCTATGGCCCCTGTAGCTCCATCACTCATGTACCCCTTAGGTACAGTGACTCTCTTGTTGTATCTACTACTATAGTACGTAATCTGGGATAGACTAGTGTACTCATTCACTTGAATAACCCCTTTATCTCTCCGAACTTCATAGTCATTACTAGGATAACAACACCCACAATAGTCTTGACTACCTTAATGACTGTCTTCCAGAAGAACAACTCAACCTCAGTCTTCTCCATACGGCTTGCCATATCCTGCCGCCACTCCTTAGTCTCAGCCCTATCCCTATCACCATCAGCAATAGCCTGATCGAATCTCTGGAAATGTCTGCTCATCAAGGAGTTAAGTGCATCAACCTTAGCCTCTATTCTGTCCTGATCTTTACTTGTCATTACACTTCACTCAGTATGGAGCTGAACCACCCACGAGGTGATCTGTACAGTGATGCACCTGACCCATCACCAGGCAGTACGTATGCCTCAGCCCTGTCAATAGTAATACCTTCAAAGGCAACAGTCCCACCAGATACAGTAACACCACCACTGACATTCTTAAGTTTTACATTACGTAGTGCCATTACCCTATCCTTCCGCCCTCAAAGGGTGTCATTGAGCCATCAGTACCAAGGATGAATCTATTACCATCACTATCTTCAACTAACCCTGGCTTAAGTGGAGCTACTGTAGGTGCAGGTGCTTCCTCTACTGGCCCCTGCTGCTTGATTGTGATAGTGCCTGCCTGTGATGAAGCATGCTTACCTTTACTTGGAGTGAATGCAAATACAGTCTCTCCCTGCTTATCTATATAAGTGATAGTACCATCACCATCCTGCCGTATTGTTTCAATATCATTAGTTGCTACTTTATTGTACCTCTCCGCCCTGCGTTTCGCTAGACCCTTAGAAGACTGTCTTCCTATAGTTGCTGTATCCAGTAGGTTGATGGCTATATCCGCCTCACTTGTGGTATCAGGGTCAGCAGCCAGTGCTGTGGCTAAAGCAGTCCCTGTCATAATACCTGAACCTAAGTTATAAGAAGCGTCCAGCAGTACTTCCTGAAGACTCTCTGAGATATTATCAAACCCAGGCTTCTCCTTCCATTTCCCCATCAGGTCGTCAAGGTGTATCTTAACTGCCTTCTGTTCTGTCAGGTCTTCCCCATGTTTCTTTTTCAACTTTGTGTATAGTGCTGTTGTAAGCCCAAGCTTGCCTGTTTCCGCAGCACCAGTGGTATCACCCTCAGCCCCTTCACTACCCCGCAGACTATTGAATACATTCTGTGTGGGGGTCTTCTTATTCTTCCTTACTACCGGTGTGATAGCCTTGTCTCTTGCCACTGCCTTATTCAAATCACTTCTCTCCTGTGCTTGCTGCTCTGTCACTGTCTTTCCTGCAGCCATGTCAGCCTTAAGGGAATTAATCTTTTGCAGTTCTTCAAGTGATTCTGGCTCAGCTTCAGTCACTGGCTGTAGGGAATCAATGCCTACTTCAGGCAGCACCTCTGTCTTAGGCTCTGCTTCAGGCAGCAACGGTTCAAAGAAATCAGCAAGTGCCTGAACACCGCCAGCAGTTATCTCTGCAGGTGTACCAGTAATCACAGACATAAGACTCTTCCTACGCCCAGTCAATTGTGCCAGTTCTTTATCTATATTCTCTTGCCCTAGGGCCTTTACAGTCAGCTTACTTGGGTTAGAGAAGTAATCTATCTGCCTAGTAAGCTCCTTAACTTCTGACTGCTGCTGCTTATTAGTCACTGACTTGATCAGGTTCTTGGCTAACTCTGCATTAGGCTGACCCAGTACCTGATACCTCTTATTATACTTAAGCATACTGTTAAGGTGTGCTACTGCGTTGAATGCTCCTAACGAAGCCTTGCGCTGCCTACCACCACCCTGCCCAACCAACTGTGCAGCACTCTCTGCAGCTCTGCCTGGTGCTCCAAGTACTTTCTGCCCCCATTCCTTAAGGTTGGTTGCTATACCTGCACCAGTCTGCCCATCAATCTCAAATAATTGTGTCTCTTCATTGAATACAGGAACCTTCCCACTATTAATCATCTCTACCACAGAGCTTTGCCATACCCCATTTGCATATTCAACAGTAGTATTAACTTCGTCTCTGGTTAGGCCAGGCATATCAGGGTCACTGAGTATCTGGAACCCTTCAAACCCTTTCTCACCAAGGTATGATAACGCATGCTGTCTCTGCAACATCTCCTGCTTATCTACTAAGTCAGTCCTGAATCTATTCTCCTCAGTTGCTCCCCGTGGCCCCCACTGCTCCTGTGTTGGACGTAATACCAATGGTGCCCCTGCAGGTATATAGGTCAGGGCACTGATAGCGTGGCTATCCCAGAAGACTGCCTCCGGCCCCTCTACCTTAATAGTAGATTTACCATTGTTCTGGTAAGCATCGGCCAATGACCCCCACATAGCGTCTACCTGCCTCTTAGCACCAGTAGCCTTATCCCCCATGTTGTTCTTAACCCATTGCTGAGCAACAACTGATTGAACTCCCTTAGCTCCCATACCAGCACCAAGTCTTAGTGCTTTCTCACTCATGACACCACCACCCATGACCATCTTAGTTAGGTAAACCTTCTCCATAGCCTCTGCCAGAACCTTACCACCCCGCTTATTAGCAAGCTCAATGGCGAGGACATGCTCTGCACGGGAAGAATCACCCATATACCAGTACTCGTGAGTCAACTTCTGTATTTTAAGGTCGTTGGCCATAACTGCCTCAACAGACCCATCCGTGACAATACTATCCCAGTACTCCTTACTGTCCGTATTCCTCTTGTGCATGGCAGCTACTGCTGTGTCTGGTATGATGCTGCCTTGTTTGGCCTGCTCTGCCACCGCAGCATCTATCTCTGCTGCATGTCTCCTATGTATACCAGAAACAGCCAGCTTACCATTAATGGTAGTAAGGCCTCCTTCACTCAGACGTAGTGCATTCAGCTCTTCGTAGGAATCCTGGTTAAATGAATTGCCTCTAATTTTATTGATCTTGGCAATGAACGTATGCTCATCCATCTTACCCTGGCGTAGCGCAGCATCGAAGTCTGCCTTAGCCATCTCCTGTTTTTGTACCCCCTGCAGTACATTCATGGCGTCAGTGAATGAGTTAGATCCTGCCGGTAACAATAACTGCTTGTCCTGCACATCATCAATAAAGTTCTGTTGTGGTGTCTTCTTAGTAGAACGTCCAGTACCAAGGCCAAGACCAAGACCAAGGCCACTGCCTATACCAAATAATGACGCCTGCTGCCGTAGCTTTGGTGCAAGATCAGGTCTATCAGCAATCCTACGCTTAGTATCTGACCTCAGCCGTGTCTCAATAGCTCTCTGTGTAGTCTTACTGGCAGTAAGCTTGGCATTAGCCGCACCAACAAGCTCCTTTCTTATATCTTCTGTCTCATGCTTATCAGTAGCAGCCTTGATTAAATCTCTTTCTGCCTGTGCCTGATCAATAACAGCCTGTTCTGATGCCTTAGTGTTCTCCTGCACGAAGTTACGTTGGTTCATCAGGTTTATAGTTGATGATGCAGATACAGCACTGTCAATACCTGTTGCCACATCCTGTATGGCAAGTGTTTTACTGAAGTCCTGTACAGCCACTTGTTGTGGAACACTGGCTGCAGGCTGTTGTATGTCATTAGTAGTTAAGTTACCCAATGTTATGGTCTCCCCTGATTTGTATTTAGATTATTGAACATAGTACGCTCTTGTGCCTGCGGAGCCTGCAACTTAGACAACCGATTGAGTATATCCTTCAATGTTTTTTCACTTGTTGTCATATCCTGTGCACCAGGGAATACTTGGTCTACAACTGTAGCCATAATCTTCTCTCTCACAGAGACCTTGTACTTGTTAAGTATGGTTGTTGTTATTGCGGCCAGGTTTCTCTGCTCCTGCTCTTCGTCAATCTTACCTGAACGTATGTGGGATATAACTACCATGCGTAATCTGTCAGTATCCCCCCTCTCATCCGCAGTGAGCTGATGTAGTTGCTCTTGCTGATCATACATCTGAGAGGCTCTCATTGGCTGCATGCCCCATGCCTTACCAAGTACCTCCCATGCTTCAGGATCGTTAGCCACTAACCTACCACTGGCTGTACGTATCTCCTTAAACCTCACATAATCTATTGCTTCCATGAAGGCCCTTGGCCCACTAGCAACATCAGAGAAAGCTCTGGCTGTTAATAGTGCGTCCTTATAAGTCAGGTCATATCCTGTGGTTACTGCATTGTTAAGTGTCAGCCCAAGGGTTGTGACTGCGTCAAGTGCTCTAGATCCTGAAGTAGCTACTGGGAATGATAGTAACTCCCCTAAGTTTCCTTGAACTAAGTCCTTACCAGTCTGCATAAGGCCATCAATTAAGGAGAATCTTGTAGCCACATCAGACTTACCACCAAATATTTGTCCTGACAGACCCTGATCAAATAACTGTATTGCAATGTTATTAGAGAACTCTGGGTTAGGGTTACCATTCTCATCAGTAGCATTAATACCCATGAACGAGCCTTCACCTTTCATCAGTCCACTGATATACCCACCAAGAGGGACACCAGCACTGCCATATAGTAGTGCCTGGCCTGCAAAGATACGTCTCTTGTCCTGACCACTCATTCTATTACCTAACACAGTCTCCAAGAACTTAGCCTGAGCAGACATGAACTGTGTTGGTAACGATAAGGCGCCCTTGTTCCAGTATGCTCTGTTCTCACGAAGCATATTCAATGTCAGATCGCCATACCTGTCAGTAATATCTTCTATATCCTCAGCAGATAACTGACCATCAGCTCTCTTGTTCTTCTTAAGGAACTCCCGCCTTGCTGCACTGTAGGCATACAGCCTACTGAATAACTCACCCTCCTGAAACGGGATAATACCTTTGTCAAGGAAGCTCTTAAAGTACTTACCGTCAAGTATAGTTCCATTCATAGCAGCAGCGTAGTCAGGATTTGCTCTGATAGAGGACTTTATACCTATACTGTCCACTTCCTTAACCATTGCCTTAAAGTCTTTTGGCGACATACCTGCCACATCAGCCAGCCTAGCCAGTGTCTTAGCGTCATTCATGGCAGCAGGTGCCATAAGAGCTGTCCTCATGGCAGTGAACTGTCTGAATGAAGAGGCCACCCCCTGTGGATCTAGGGAGGCTGCAATAGAGAAGTTCTGTGCCTGGATTAATAGTTGTGCTGGGTTGAACATACCAAGCATAGGGTGAAATGCCCCTGCCCTGAGTGCTGCATAAGGATCTTTAGTTGATAGGTTAAGTAGACTGTTACGTACAACAGCACCAGCCTTACCTATATACTCCTTACCCCCAAACCCTGACGGTACTCTCTTCATACCTACACGACCAATACCCTCAGCCCACTCAGTTGTCTGCCTTACAACAGCACTGAAAACTTCCTCATCAGGTGTTGGTACACCAATAACATCCTTAACCCAATTCCTGTAAGCCTCACCTCCAATAACAGCCCTTGACTTAAACCCCTGCTTGAATGGACTATCAAACTTATTAGGATCTTCTAATAAATCTTTGTATGTATTTAAGAACTTAGCCTTAAGCTGTTCTCTGAACAATGCCATAGGGTAGGCTCTGCCAGCAGCACCAAGGTTTCTTGACAGTGCCTCAAGTGCGTCAATACGTGGTGCAAGATCACCCTCAAGTACATGGTGTATCTTATTAGAACTCCGTGACCCGAAGAATAACCCACCCCTACGCATAGTATCCTTATCTATAGACTGTCGTTCTGTCAGTTGGTCACGTACTATGTCCTCATACTTATCACCACCCTTAGCATTCTCTATCTTAGCGTAGGCCTTTGCATCATGCACTGATTCAAATGACCTTACGGCACTGGTGTACGCTACTGGAGCATTATCAACTGTACGTGAGCTATGTCTAACAACATAGTAATTATCATTCTTCCTGACTACAGGGACATACCCCTTACGGTACTTAAGAACATGTGCAGGTAACTCACCTATACCTTGCCCCTGCTTAGCTATAATCCATGCAGTGTTTAGACCATCCTCTAATTCCATGTCACTTTCTAGCTTAACCAGTCGGTAACCCTTATCATACAGGTCATCAAGCTCTCCATCCTTAAGGGTCTTGAAGCCACCATTACCCTCGGTTGTGTAGACACTCTCAGGCATCTGCTTCCTGGCACTCTCAAGATCATCTATTGGAGCACCCATGCTGTTAGCCTCACCGCCCTTACCCAGACCGTGCTGAACATCACTGGCTGTGTTGATCCCCTTCATTCTTCTGGCCTGTAGCTGCCGTCTCTGGGTTATGTTCTCCATATCCCACACAAGATCAAACATAGCCCTTGCCTGCAAGTATCTGTTGTAACCTTCCTGATTTAACTTAACCCTACCTTTACTAGTGTCTATACCAACACCCATCAACTGTGCCCTTGTAAATACCTGAGGGTTCTTATCACCAAGGATAAGGATCTCATCAAGTATTTTTATATCTTTCTTGGACATACCCTGAAGCATAGTGTTAGTGGCTTTAACTAGCCTGTCACTCACCATAGACCCCTGCATACCTAAGCGTAGTGCTGTGCGAACATTCTCCTTACCACCAGTAATAATCTTACCTATGAAGTCTAGTGGAGATGCTGCCTTAGACTCCAGTACACCTACTTGTGTGGGGACACGCTGCCCAGTAACCATGTCGTCAGTGTAAGTAACAACCTTAGTTAATGACTGTCCATCAGACAGGTCAACACCCATAGTGAATGATAACCCATCACTGTCTATGATCTCTGCTCTGTCAACAACCTTACCACTGCCCTTAAGGTCTGCCTCCCACTCACGGATACCGTCAGCCTTAATGTCCTCAATCTGTTGCCTGGTCAGAGCACCACGTATATGTATGTCCTGATCAATATTCTGTAGGTCTTGTACGTCATCAGCAAACTTCTTTGATTGCTCGGTCTCGTCCATGTCTGCCAAGAACCCACTAACATTCGGTTTGTTGTGGTTGTCTACTTCATCCACTGCTTCTATTGGATGGTGCAGTATCTTAGCATCAACAGCATCTAACCCTATCTTATCCTGTGCAGAAGGGTTATCAATAACTTCCTTAACAGATGCAGCAGACACAGCAGGATCATCCTCTGCTACTATTGACACAGAGTTTGCTTCCTTATCTACCATCTTCCTCATACGTAATAGACCCAGGCCTGCCGTAGCAAGGGACGCTTGGTCAAAGATAGCATCGAAGTGTATGTTATCTCTTGCGACAGGACTGAATACTTTAGTGAGTATGTTCACACTAGTACTATCCCCATCACTGGCTTTCCATATCTTATCAGCAAGATGAGGGAGTAATCTTAGACGTAGTTCAGCAGGCAGTGTCTGTACGAAGGATGCCACCTTATCTAACTGACTACCAAAGTTAAAGATGTTCCCATCAACAAAGTCTGCTATATCCTTACTCTCAGTAGGAGCTACGAATGCCTGTATAGCATCCAGTACCTTACCATCAGTGGAGATACCCTCAAGCATTTGTTGTGTGGTTGCATTCAAATAGTCACTAACTGCCCTGTTCTTCTGTTGTGCTATGGTTGCAGGAGACAGGTCTCCACTTTGATCTGCCTGGCGTATTCTTGCTAGGTACGGTGCTACTGCATCATTAGGATCAAGTAAAGAGTCCTGTACCGCAGACATAAGTGCAGGAGGTACATCACCCCTTGCACCAAATACTTCCAGTAGTCTGGTATTGTATCCAGAAACTATGTTCCTGCCTGCAGTCTCTCTTGTCTCTGCCTGCTTAACTCTCAACCTTGCCTGATCCATCTGTTCTGCAACAGGAAGCTCAGTACTGAATGTAGACTGTGCCTCTGCAACGACAAGAGATTCCAGTCCGACAGTAAGCATATCACCCTGCTTCTGTTTAATGTCAGCAGGGCTTGACAATGGCATAACACCAGGGATCTGTAATGGTTCTGTAGATCCGTTTACCGGAACACTTGTCTCAATAGGCATACTATGTTTCCATTCCGAAGAAGCCACCAGGACTCTTAGCAAATGAGCTTACGTTCTGAGCATTACTGAAGATAGTACCACCCAAGTCAGTCAGGGCTTTTGCTTCTGATGATGCTACTTGCTGATCAGCAATAGACTGTGCGAAGATATTAGCCTGCCCTCCAAAGGTCTCCAGTGTCTGCTGGAATCCAATGTTACTGCCAAGCTGAGTACCTACTCCACCAGCAGCAGTGATACTTGATGATGATTGCAGGGTGCCATCCCCACCACTCTGAGCTATTAACCGCCCCCGCTCTCTTCTTGCCTGTCTGAATGCAGAACGCCTAGCTCTTGCGCTCTTGACTTCAGCTATCTGCTCCTGCTTTGCATTGAATGCTCGCTGTGCCTTGGCTGTTTTCTTTGCAGCCTCCTTCTGATCCTGCTGCCCCTTAACCTGCAGAGCAAGACCACCTGCTGCTGTGATACCACCTATCCACGCTGCCGCTGTTGCTGTTACCATAACTATTTTCCTTAGACTGGATTAAGATTGCTGAAGACTGTACCTTCAGTGTCTGGCTGCAGGTCACCCAGTAAAGAAGAAGGGTCTACTTCTGTGAAGCCGCCAACACCTCCCAACTCTCCTGTTCCTGTTGCCAATGTTCCTGATGAACTTCCTAACGAAGACACCTGGGCAGAGCCTCTCCTATCCCTAAGACCTGCTCTTGCTTCCCTTGCGTTAGCCTGATCAGCACGTAATGCGTCTCGCTGTGCAGTGAATGCTGCTTGCTGTGCAGCCTTCTTCTCTGCCTTCTTCTGATCACCACCAAAGAATTTCTTAACACTACTCATGATCTATCTTCCTAATGTATGTTGTTTCAAGAGGGGTGTAGCCTACTGCCTTAATCAACCCAGGAAACTCATGACCTACTTTATCTGCCAGAGTCATATAGTCACAACCAAAGTTATACTCAGCGAAGGTTATCATGTCTATTGCAACACCTGTCTTCCTATGAAATGGAGACACATAGATCATGTCACATGTACCAAACTTGACTCCCTTATAGTGATTATGGTCAGCAATTATGTACAGTACGTACCCTGCTATCTTCTGCTTATTATCCCTTGCAACAACACATTGGATCACACCAGCAGCGTCAAGTTCCAAGTACTCATCGTACTCAGGATTAAGCATTGTCCCATTACCACGAAGGTAATCATCTACCTCAGCAGTATGTCTTGCCAGAATAGGCTTAAGCTCTTCAAGGAAGCCAGCTAATGGCTCTACAGATACAGAGATCATGACACCACCGTTAGGTCAAGGTGCCAACCAAGCAGATGAAGATCTTTACCTGCTGCTGTGTCCATGCGTAAGGATAATGCCCTTCCCTTACCCCTTAACTTATTCCTTGTAACTACCACGTCCTGTCCTGTGTCATGGCTATCACCCACTGATGTTGGTATAACGTCTCTCCTGTGTCTGTAGGCTTCAAATACTCTGCTGTGTCTGTTCCCTGTGCTTGTGTTGTTATAGTCCCACTGTGCCTTACACAGGCACGATGAGGGGTTGTCAGGTACTAATGATACCCCATCAGTGTCTAATTCAAACACTGTCTCTGTCTTCTGCAGGAACATGTACAGGAATGTTGTTAGCTTCTGCTTAGGTAAGTCACCACCATGAAAGTGCCCTGTGACAAGGAAAGCAGGAGCATCTACACCCACACTGTCCGCACTAAACCAATCAAGGTAGTTTCTGTCCTGCACTATACTGAATGTTATGTCTGCTGTGGTTCCGCTGGGTACTACAGTAAGATACTTAACCTCAGTAACTTCCCGTCTCTCTACCCTGTTAACCTTAACAACTACTTCCTCACCAGACACAGTTACAGGCACACCGCCCACAGTTATTGGGACATCAGTCTGGGAGATTACTTCAAATGGGGTTATGACGTAACCTGCAGGATAAGGACTGTCACTTGCCAGTGAACCAAACTTAATGACTGTCCATGCCTTAAGCTCTAGATCAAATACCAACTCAGTATCAAACCTAAACCTCCAGTTAAGACCATCATTAGTACCACCACTACTGTACATAAACCGTACTTTACGTGCTACCTTGTCATAGATACCCTGTGCAAATCTCTTACCAATGTTATCAATACCCAGATACAATGTCTGGATAGTCTTAGCAACTATGTTACTGCCTGCAAGTAGTCCTGTCTGACTATCACCCTGGATAGCAAAGATACCTTCCTCTGACCAATAGATAACTTTATCTTCTAACTTAACAATAGAGTCTCTGCCTATAGCACCTGATGTAGTGATCTGAGATACATTGAATACAAGTGCTGAGAAGATAGCACCAGAGTCACCTGAGATCTGCCATACACCGTTGTCAGCAAAGATTATAAGGATGTCTCTGATAGTCACTAGCTTAATGATAGTACCTATCTCAGGTATGGCTATGGTTCCACCATCACTTGCGATAAGGTCACTGATATTCTCTGATGCTGGGTCTGCTTCCTGCAGGAATTCACCTGCCTTAGAATTAGTTGTCAATGTCTGTGAGAAGAAGATAGTATCATTCCAGATGTACTCATCTACTCCATCCACATCAATGTCAGACTTAACACCAGCCATGACTACACGTCCAGCAAAGAACTCTACTGTCTCAGGTCTACCATTATCAGATACCACACTCAGTGCGGCAACCTTACTAGTTCTGTCCCTGATGAATGGGTTTAATACCTGAGAACCTTTAGATGCTGGAGTAGTACCAACTATTGTAGGGTCACTGTTAAGGGTGAAGTCAAATGTAGCATCATCCTTACGTGCCAAGGACTGTACGTCAGCATTGGATGGGAATCCTCCGAAGGCAGAGTTGGCTGCAGTTATAGAGGAAGCCTGCCAACCTTGGTTAAGAAGGTTATAGTTGTGTGCATCACTCAGAGTTGCAGGTCTGTTATCAATAGCAAGACCGTCATCAACACCAAGTATGTCCCGTACTCTGATAGGCACTACTGAAGTAGTTATAGTATCAAGGGTAGGATTATATTCTATAAGGAATGGCTCAAGCTCAGAGGAGACAACAAAGAATAAGCCACGCCCACTAACACCTTCTATAGGAACTACACCTACCTCAACAGTTGCAGGCTTAGCAAAGTCAAGGAGGTTAACAGTAAATGATTTCTTATTACCTGAGATAGAGGCCTGTTCAAGATCAAAGAACTGTAACTCAGTCCCTATCTGAACAACAGCAAAGTTATTCGATCCATCATTACCTGCATTGTACCAGGCAGTAGTGCCTACAGCACTTGTCTGTACTGTGCTCTCAGGGAAACCGCCACTGGTAACAAATGAATCTTCAAAGTCTATACCAAGCCGTCTCTGTCTACTCCCATCCCTGTTCAGTACAAAGTTCTGTTCATCAATAGAAGCATTCTCAGGGAAGTTGAGTGCTGATGACTCAGTCACTATCCCTTGAACGAATGTATTAAATCCTTTCTCGGAGGCTTGTCTAGGCATGCCCTACTTCTTTACAGTCTTAGACTTCTGACTTGCTTGCCATACATCAATAGCTAGTCTGGCCTTATCTTGTGAAGTCCACTTCTGCCCTTTCAATGCTGCAGGTAATTCACCACCACCTGCCCACTTGACTGCATGCATAGAACTGTTAGGGACTCTGGTGATAATCATACCCTTGTTATTTGCTGAACCCATATCGATCATTACTTTCTCTTCTGAACTAGCCATGCTGAGTTATCCTATCTATTAATTGGTTGTAAGTGAGACCCTGTGCCTGTGCTGTTAAGTGCAATGCTCCGGTAACACTTCTGTTATCTGTCTTTATGACTGTGTCCATGTACCTGTCTGTGTCTACACTGACCCCAGTCAGCTTACCTATATACTTTATTATATCTGGGTTATGAAGATCACTGAACTTGAATACTGTGTCACAATGTATCTTAGACCAAGCATCCATGTAAATAGTTGCAAAGCCTCTGTAGAACTTTCTTGGATCAGCTACATTATCAGGAGTATCAAAGCATTTAAGACAGCTATTAACTATGTCCTCCTTACTTCTCCATAACTTGATCAACGGTGCAGTAGGTACAGTAAGAGGATTAGTATCAACACTGCTTACTGTGAACTGTCTTTTGTACTGTGAATAGTATTCATGTCTGCATCCAAGTACAGTTGACAACCATACCGTCTTAGTCCTTGGTAGTCCGAGTATGTAGTAGTTGGGCAGATGCTCACATGATCCTCTGTGTGAACTATTATTGCGGTACATGCTGAGAGGCATGTGAGGCATAGTAGTACTCCTACTTCCTTCCGAAATCTGGAGTCTTTAGACCACCACCTGCGATATGTTTCTGTCTTGATAACCATGCCCTCTGCTTACGTGCTGTTAGTTCAGCCTTCTCATTAACCTGTCCTCTCAACATAACGAAGCATGTAGACTTAGCTGCTGCAAGGTAGTAGGGGAAAGCTTTGGCTGGTAGGTCAGGTACGAATGTATCAGTGATAGTGAAGGCAGGTTCAATAACACCATAACCAAGGATCTTACTCTCAAGGATAGTACTATCAAGTGTGTTATCAAAGCTATCAAGTACAAGGTACTGGTCATCAAATGAAGTGTAGTATGTTGGTGCCTTGTCATTGTAGATAAGGAGTACTTCATCATCAAAGCCATTGACTGTCTGTACTGTACTGTCTGTACTATCTCTGCCCAGGCTCATTCTAAGGAAGTCTTCTGGTTCCATCCATACAAGTTCTTTGTACAGTAATGGATCAGCCACAGCCTCACGGCTATCATAACGTAATGTCTCTATCTTAATGACTGACTCATCCATAAGTACATGAGTAGGCTTAAGGGTATCACCAAGACCTGATAAGTCTGTTACCTGGTAGGTAGTAGGCCATAGTCTGTAGTTGATACATTCAAAGTATGTGTCTCGTAGTATAGATGCTACCTGTGCAGACTCAACAGTATCATCAATGCTATTAACTTCGTCACTGTCCATGTCTGATAGGATGGACTGAGTCATGGATAAAAGAGTTAGCTTAGGCATACTGCTACACCCCCAGTCTGTGTAGGTTTAGTCCTGCATTAGAAACTGTCAGTGTTGTGGCTGCGCTGGAAGCTAGGTGTATAGATACCTTCTGTCCTGCAGTCACTGTGATTAGGCCAGACGCAGACATAGTGAGTACGTCAGAACCAGTACCATTCTTCTGTACCTGCAATAAGCGTGGGTCTAGGGCTGCATCCAGT